CGGTCAAGATCGCGCCGACACCGGCGACGGTGGTCTTCCAGTTACTCATGGTGGTTTCTCCGTTCAAGTGCCTGAATGCGGTGCTCGTAGTTAGCGACGGCGACCTGTAGGCGCGCGATCATGACCTCCAACGCCGTCAGCTTGGAAAGCACGACGACGGTCGTGGTGACGACGGTGGCGATGATTCCGAGCGCCGTGGCGAGGAGTTCGATGGTCATGGCTTCACCAGGTGCAGACCCAATGGACGCTGGTCGGCGTAACGGTTGATGCGCGTACCCAAACGCGGCTTGGGTCGACCTGACCGAGGTCGATCCAGTTGTTCGGCTGCGCCGCCAGGAGCGACGACTGATATGTCGTGTTCGTTCCGCTCGCGTCGGAGTCGAGCTGAAGGATGATGTTGTTCGCGCTTCCGATGCAGATCTTGGTGTTGATGATCTGCTGTCCGGCAAGCGCGGGGACCGATGTAGCACGCAACTGCGTGAAATTGCCGGTGTTGGCTGCTGCCGTGACGTTTCCGCCGATGAATCCTGGCATGTCCTGCTCCTTATGCGATGCGTACTGCGGTAATCTGCGTGGCTCCCGACGCGAGCGCGCCGGAAGCGATTGAGGTCTGGTATTGGACGGTTCCGCCCGATGCGGTGTCGCTGGTCACGTAGTGCGACACGGTGGTCGACCCTGTGACCGTCACAATGGCTTGGCAGCTGATGGAAAGGTTCTTGTTGGAAGCGGCGGTGCGCGCTTCCGTGCTCGCGTAGATCGTGCCTCCTGTCGCCGCCGTCGCGAGCTTGGTGGCGACGAGTGCCGTTCCCGTCGAGTGTTGCGCCGTGCATGTCGACTGCACAAGCCACGTGCCGGCGGTGAGCGTGAGATCGCCCATGGTCAGCCAGGAAGATGTGATCGACAGCGTGCTCGTCCTGATCGAAGACAGGCTGCTCAGCGCGGGATATGCGCTCTGCAGGCTCGAGATGTCGAACTGCGCCTGGCTGATCATGTCGGCTTGATCAAGGAGCGTGCTGTTGGTGCTCGACACGAACGCGACGAGTCCCGTCACATCCGCCTGCGCGTGGGTGTGGCTCGCGGCCGCGAAGTAGGTCGAGCCGGGAACGCCACTCCACGCCGTACCGTTGTGGCGCAAGATGTAGCCGTTGCCTACTCCGACGAGCGCCACGTCGCTCAGGTCGTCAAGCGACGACACAGTCGCCGTGTTCGAGTACGGCACGGTCACGGTGAGCGCCTGCGTCGACGGCGAGACCGTGACGGTTTGGTTCACGACGCTGACCGTTACGTCGCTCATCGGGTGACCTCGGGAGTGACCTGGTAAGTGCCCTGCAGCAGGCGCGTGACGACTCCGCTGCCGCTCTCGATCTCAAGATCGTACACGCCGTACGAAGGCGCGGAGACGGCCGCCGTGGCGGTTGCCGATATGGTGATCAGCAGCGTCGAATCCGTGCCGGCGGTGATGGTGATGCCCGATCCGCTCGTTAGGTTAAATACCTTGTCTGAACTTGCGTGTGTCGTTCGCCCCTGCATTCGAGCGCTGTAGCCAGTGAGGTTCAGCGCAGTGACGGTGACGGTGAACGTGAACGTCGCGCCCTGCTCTATGGTGATGTCGTAGTTCGCGGCCATTAGGTGCACGTCCCGTCGATTGCTTGGGTGTTGATGATCAGGAGGATGTCGCCTTCACCGCTGTGCTGGTGGACGCACATGACGTAGGAGTTGGTCGGGATCGCGACAGCCACGAATCCTGCGGGAATGGTCGATTTCGCCACGCCCCAAGAGTACGAGCCCGATGTCGAGCTTGTGCCGTTGTTGAGTTCGCTCACCGAAAGCGCGTTGTAGGTGCGCGCAGAGAGATTGGTGGTGGTTCCGACGTAGCCGCTTGCCGCGGTGCTGATCATCGCGTCTTGAACGGTGTACTTCCACCGCTTGTCGTACCCCGAGATCGCTGTCGCTCCCGTGACCTTCATCAGCCGGAACGTCTGTGGCGGGTTCCTCGGCATGTCGCGTCGCGCGCGGTCGATGTCGACCAGCGACGAGTTGACCTCGCGGAGAACCTTGATGACGCTGCTCACAGCCACCATCCCGTCTCGGTGAACTTCTGCAGGTTGGTGAGACCGCTGTAGATCGCGTTGAAGTTCGCAGTTCCTCGCTGCATGCGCTTCCACTTGACCTCGACCGGTCCGGCCGAAGCAGCCGTGTCGAGCTTGACCTGGCCCTTTGCGTCAAACGTCGCGACCTGCTCCAAGTGGTACCAGTTGTCGGCAACGAACTCGAACGTAATGTCGTAGAAGTTGTGCGTGGTCTTCTGAACCGTCACTCCCTCGCACAGAACCGATCCGATTGGGAACGATGTTCCCGTGCCGCTTCCGAAGTCGGTGATAAACGCGTCGGCGTTCAGCCGTCCCGCGTAGTTCGCAAGGTTGGTCGCGGCTTCCGACATCGGCACGTCGGATGTGTCGTTGGTGAACCTCATCCGCATGACAATCTGCGGCACCGACATTTGCATTCCCTGCGTTCCTCCGGCGATGTTCGTTCCACCGATGTCGGCGCTCGCGTTGGTATTCGAGACCGCCACCGACCAGCCGGTGCGGTAGACCGTGGTCATGCGGGTCCGCGTCGAGAACTCCATCGAGCTCGGAAGGGCAAGGTTCACGGTGGTGGCAGTTCCTGTCGGGCTCTGCACCCACATTGTCGAGTAGTTGATGCTGGCGGTGACCGCCTTGTTCCCGTTCTGCTTGAGCGAAACCGTTCGGCACCTGGCGGTCGCTTCCCAAGTCATCCCCGTGAGAGGCGTGGGGACGTACAGCAGGTCGATTGCCGGAAGATGACCTTCCGAGATCATCGTCGACGTTTCCTTGTCGATGACGATTGCAGCGCCGTCGTTGCGCGAGATCACCTTGGTCACGTCGATGGTCGACTCGCCGCCGATGGTCGCCGCACGCAACGATGCATCGGTGACGGTCGAGGTGTATGTCGTGGTTACAAGTGATGCCATTAGAGCTTGAACCTATCCATGGTGGTTGCGTGGTTTTTGATCATCTCGCGGTCCCGCTTCTCTTGAGCCGCTGCCGACTCGGATTCCTGCGCGCGAAGCTTCTCGATTTCGCCCTTGAGAAACTCAGCTTGTCCAGGACCAGCGACGGCAAGCTGCCCCTGCAGGTCGGCCATGGCGGAAGACGATCCAGTGAGGTGCGCGGCGACGCTTACGAACGCCTCGGTGAAGAAGCCCGTGAGCGTTCGCATCAGCATCTCGGGACCGCCAGCAGTTCCGCCGCTGCTAGTTGCAGCCATGGTCGTTCCGATGAGCCCGAGCTTCGAGTCGTTCTGCAAACGGTTTTCCATGTCAGCGAGATCCTTGAGCAGGACAGGATTTGGCGCGAAGTTCTGTTTGCCGGTCTCACGGAACTGCTTGAGCGCCTCGCCTGCTCCCGATACCTCGCCGCGGAGCGTATCCATGGCTTTCGATGCCGCTAGGAACGGCAACGCGATTGCGCCGATGGCTAGCGCGCCGCCTCCGAGAGCGCCCGTAGCGCCGCCGAGCACGCCGCCGAGAGGACCAGCGCCGGCAGCGCCAAGACCGGGCATCAGCACACCCTTGATCTTGCTCATGCGGTCGGTGCTCGCCTTGATCTCGCGCTCGGCCTTCTTCATTGCCGGAGCGACCTGATCGGTCTGCACAGTCAGCGGGATGTTGAGATGCGGGATTGCGCTCATGCGGCCCTCCGTGCGTCGCGGATCGACTCAGAGACGCTCTTCGCGATGATGTCGTATGCAATCCCCTTGCCGACGATGCTCGCCTTGTGCATGTACCTCGTCGCGTACTTCGCGAGGTAGCGGCCTCGGTGACCTCGAAGGCCCTTCTTCCATCCGCGCTTGCCGACGTGCGATTCCTCGTTCGAGATCGTGATCTTCTTCTCGCGTCGCGTGATCTTGTGGACCTTGCCGTCCTTGCCGATGTACTGGTCGATGCGCACCGCGCCCTGTCCCGCGTCGATCCGCTTGTTGCGCAGGATGATCTTTCCGCGCTCGACGTTGCCGCTCAAGCCCTTGGGCCAGGCGTGCCAACCGAACTCCATGAAGTGCGACTTCCATCCGACGAACGGCGAGTGGCGGCCCATTCCGACCGCAGGTTTCTTCTTCGGGTTGTCGGTCTTCACTCCAACGCCAGCCCACACGCAGGTCTTGTACTTGCGCACCTTCACGAAGAGCTGCTTCTTGGTGCGCTCGGCCCACTTGTAGGCGTACTTCTGCGCAGCCTTCTTGACGCGCTTTCCCCACTCGCGCATGCCCTTCTTCGCGATCTTCTCGCGCATCTTGACCGGAACGAGGTTGAGCATCTCCTCGATCTTCCGCAGCGAGCGCACGTCAACCTGGACGCTCACGTATCCCCCGCGCTTCAAGATCCCGGTTGAGCTTGTCGAGTTTGCCACGGATCGAGCTCCAATCGGGTATCTCCAGGTCGGCGTTGAGCACTGCTACGGGCAGTTCCCAAGGGTCCGTGCTTCCATGTCTGAAGGCGCAGCGCAGCACGGCGAGCTGAGCCTTGTTCAGTCCCGGCCTTCTCCGTACAGGCCTTCGATTGCCTTTCCTAATTCAGCGACCAAATGCACGTCGCACTGCATGACTTCGTCGACCGAAGAGAACACCTGATTGTTGCCGTCGACCAGGTGCCGAAAGACGAACCATGCGTGCAGTTGACGGGGGTTCTTTTCGGAGACCTCGATGGCCTCGATGAGGTCCAGGCACGACGGGCGGGTTGCGCTGAACGTCCCCGCCGACGTGACGATGGTCGCGTTCTTGCGCGTGAGGATGTCGCGGATTCCGCTCATGCGAAAGTGATCGATCCGGTCAGCTGGAACTCGATGGACGCACGGGTGACCGATCCCGCCTGCGCGTTGATGTCGAACTTCGTGACGTAGGCGTTCGCCGTCAGCGTCTGCGACGTGGCGACGGTGAGCACGAGCGAAGCGCTTGTTCCGCCGGTGAACGCCGCTTCGAGAGCGGTGTGTCCCGTCGATCCCTGGTCGTAGAAGATGTCGAGCGACGCAGTCCCGCCGTAGATGCCAGCGATGAACGACTGAACCGCCGATCCGATCTCGGTGGTCTCCATCGCGGGACGAGCCAGCGAGATCGATGCCGTTCCGACCGCTGCGATCGTGGTTCCGCCGTAACTGAGGCTTGCGACCTGTGAGGATTGTGCCATGGCTTATTCCTTGTAGTAGACGGTGAAGTCGCAGACGAGTTCCGCGGGCTCGGCTTCATCGCCTTCGCCTGCTGTTCCGACCTCGACGCGCGAGCCGTTCCATTCGACGGCCTCGATGACGATGGTGTCGTACGTGCCCTTGACGACCGCATCCTGCACGTCGTCGCGGAATCCGCTCGCCGACAGCGTAGTGCTAGCGATCACGCGGAGCTCGACCGACGCGCTGCGCAACGGCGTGTCGCCGATGGTGAGCCGCTCGTCGCGGTCGACCTCGAAGGTGATCGCCGGCAGCGTGCCGTCCTGCGGCCTGTATCCGTGCGTGATCGAGTTGTTCGAGAACTCGCTGAGCGTCGCAGCGCCAGTGAGCATCGCGCGGATCGCGGTCTCAATCGTCGCCATCAGTTGACCTCCGTGCAGCTGATGACCGCGACGCGGTCGGCTTCCTCGAGGTTCTGTATGTAGTTGATCCGCAGGTTCCTCGAGCGCACCGTGATGCGGTCGGTCTCGGTGAGGCCGATTCCCTGGACGGCTGACCAGCGCGCGCGGACCTCGCAGTTGCGCACGACGGCGACTCCGTCCGCGTAGGTCTGCTCGGTCGCGCTCTGCTCGCGCAGGTCGCAGCGGAACGTGCCGCTCGCGGTCCAGGTGTCGACGCGCTGGCCGAGCGTGTCGCGGGTCTCGCTCTTCGCCATGCGCGTGGCGGTGTACTTGAGGAGGCCGCCCGAGATCATCGGATGTGGCTCCTAGTCGAGACGTTCGCGAGGATGTACTCCACCGACAGCGGGACCGCCGTGAGACCAATCGGCTGGAACGCCTCGGGGTTGTTGTACCAGGCACCGACGAGCGCGATGATCACGTGGGTGATCTCGTTCGGCACCGCGCTATAGCCGGCGGTGTAAGTCACCGTGATGGCCGTGCCCTGATAGATGCCGGGCGACTGCATGAATCGCAAGACGGGGATCGGTCCTTGCGTCAGGTCGATCCAGTAGTCGGTCGCTGTCATCGTCGCCGAGGCGTTGCTGCTGTCCTTGTAGGTGATCGCCGAGATCGCCGAGAACGGGAACGCAGGCACCAGCGTGTCCGTCCACGACGCGAGGTACAGCGTCTGCGTCTGCGGTGACAGCAGCAGCTGCGTGCGCCTTTCGACAAGCGAGATGGCCGCCTCGCGCAGGCGCACGAGGTCGGCATCGTCGTCGCTGTAGTCGATCTTGAGCGCGCTCTTGATCGTGGAGAGTGGAACCGTCATAAAAGGCTTGGGCGCGGTTTCCCGCGCCAAGCCCTCGGGGGAGAAGATAGATCAGCTGACGTTCGGGCTGTAGATCGCGGCGAACGCGTCGGGCAGCAGGATCTTGGAATCCGTGCGCAGCCAGACGTAGAGCGTCTGCTGCAGGTTCGCGGCAGCGCTGTAGGGGTCGATCATCGACGTGATGCCGGTGCGGTCGAAGATCGAGAAGTAGTCCCAATTGCCGGCGATGAACAGCGCGGAGCCACGCACGTTCGTACCAGTGACGGTCTGCGCGGCAGTGCTCGGCAGGAACTCGCTGATGTTGTATGGAACGCCGTAGATCGTGCCGGGGAGGCCGACGACGTTGGTCTGCGGGACGGCGTTAGCCGGAGAGAAGACGTAGTAGCCGGCGCTGTCCTTGAGCTTGCGGATCGCCTTGATGCCCGCGTCGGAGACGAGGATCTGGAAGCGATTCGAGTTGCGGTACTGCGGCGCGACGGCATGGACGCAGTCGATCACGTTGTCGGCAGTGATGTTCGCGACCGTCTGGTCCTCGGTCAGGGAAACGCCCTGGTTGATGATGCGCCCGCTGTTCGTCGTTGCCCACGCGGTCGAGCTGCAGTCGCCGATGCCCTGCGGCTGCGAGGATCCCGTGCCGATGGTGTATGCGCTGTCGGTCGCGCGGGCGAGGGCCAGCGCAAGACGGTCGGAGACGTAGCCGAGCGCGGTGCCGGGACCGCCGTTCGCCATCGCGTCGTCGATGAACTCGACCGACATCTTGGTCGCGGCGACGTACTTGTACGGAGTCACGGAAACCGCGTCGAAGGTGAAGTCGGCAGCAGTAATCGAGCTGGCTTCGCCGACGAGAGCCGCGGTCGGGATGCTCGCCTCGACGGTGATGGTCCGCTTGCTGTCGATGGTCTGCACGACCGAGAGCTGACGCATCACAGAGCTCTGAAACATCTTCTGCAGGATGCGGCGCTCCATGTCGGTCGGCACCGGAGCGTTGGTGGTGCTGGTCGCCATGTCGCGGAGCTCGACCTGGTCGTTCTTCGCCATCGCGCGCAGCCAGCGCTCGGCGTACTCGGGCGAGTTCTTGTCGGTCGCGAGACGCGTCGGCGTTCCGGAGAGACGCGACTCAAGGGTCGGCTGCTTCTCGATGCGGGCGAGACGCGCCTCAAGAGCGGCGTTCTGCGCGCGGAGTTCGGCGGCGGTCATGTCCGCGTCCATCTTCGCGAACTTCTCGCGCTCTTCGCCGCTGCCGCGGGAATCGACGGTCTGCGGAGCGAGGCCCGTGCGGCGCTGGAACGCTTCGAGGGACTTGCGGTACTCGTGGTTGATGCTGTTCAGTTCGTCCAGGTCGATGTTTCGGTCAGACATTGCTCATCCTGTTCAAGTGGAGTTCGAGCCGTGCGGCGACGGCTGCGTTGAAAGCCGCGGAGACGCTCCGCAGGCTCGAAGAGGTCTGCGGGTAGGCCGCGTCCTGCACGATGGAGACTTCCATCAGCTGTGCGCGCTTAACGAGGCGCTCGGTGCGGTTCTTGTTCCAGCTGTCCTCGACCACCATGAATCCGAAGGACATTTCGCCGGTGAGGTCGCCGCGCTCCATGAGCGCGCGAACGTCGTTGCCGAGGGTGGTCTCGGGCAGGGCGGCGCTGAACGCGAGGCCGTTGCGGTCGCTCTTCAAGGTGAGCGTGCCCGACTTCGTGCGCGCAAGCGGCATCGAGGTGTCGTGGTTGTAGTAGAGCTTCACGTCCGCGCCGCTCGACAGCGTCTCGTTGAACGCGCCTGGCGCGATGCGCTCGGTGAACTGGCGGCCGTGCTCCACGATGGTGCGCGAGTCCTGGCCGTATACCGCGGCGTATCCCGCGAGCGTGCGGCCGTCGATCTTCTGCTCGGTCGCAGTGATGTCACGCCGTGAAATCATTTACGGCCCCCGCTGTTTGTGATGTGTCGTTGCCGGCGTTGGTTGTTCCGCCACCGGTCCCCATGTTCAAGGCGACGATTGGCGCATCAAGACCAGGCAGCGGATCGAGGTCGAGTTCGTCGCGCGCCTCGTTGCGCGTGAGGAAACCAGCCTCGACCGCGGTGCGAAGCGAAGCCATCGTCTCGGCCATGCCGGGGCGGACAAGCTCGTCAACATCGAAGTCGACGGTGTCGAACGGAGTCGCGAGCTTCGAGAGGATCTCGGCGCTCCACGTTTGCAGCCACGGCATCAGGCACGCGTCGACGTACATCCGCGACAGCCATTCGAGAGTGCCGTAGGAAGGACCGACGTTCTCGCTGAGGTACGACGACGGAACGCCGTAGATTCGCGAGACATCGCCGACGCTGTACTGGCGCGCAGCCTGCAATCCTGCGTCGTCAAGCGTGCTTGAGATGCGCTCGATGCGCATGCCCTCGGCGAGCACCAGCGGCTTGCCGGTGTTCGCGGTTCCGGCGTGCTTCTGCTCGTAGTCGCTCATGATGCGCTGACGCGCTTCGAGCGAAAGAGGACCGGGATGAACCAACGCGATCTTCGGATTGCCGGCGTTCGAGTACGCCTTGAGCGCCATGTCCTCTTGCGCCGCGAGCAGCTGCAGCGAGGTCTTGCACAGCGAGATCGGCGATTCCCCCCACAGGCCGTTCGTGTTCGGGGCCTTGAGGTGAAACACCTGGTCGCGCGTCAGGTCGCCGTACTCGCGCGTCCTGTAGATCGGCTCGCCACTGGTGAGGTCAAGCGTCACCGTGTCGGGCTGCAGCATGATCAGTTCGAGCAGCTCTCCGCCGATGGTCTTGTTGATCGCCGCGAACGCGTTGCCGTAGAGCAGCACCTGCATCGTCATTGCGCGGCGGAACTCGTACGCGCTCATATAGCGCGACGGCGACTTGAACAGCGAGTCCGCGCCAGTGGAGCTGATCGTGGTGTCGATGCGCGCGATGTCGGAAGCGATCAGCGTGACCGCGCGATACACCGGCGTGTAGCGCAGCGCGTTGCTCGGAACTACGTAGGGCAGCGTGCCGACACCGTCCTGCAGCATGGTCATGCTGTAGGGCGCGACGAAGAAACGTTTGATTAGTTCCTTGAGCACGGCACTAGTGTTACAGCGTGTCGCCGCCCCGTCCGCTTCTTAAGTTAGTTTTACTCGGATTCGTAGCAGGACGCGCGCTTGCCGCCCCAAGTGTGGATGGCGATGATTCCCGCCACCAACGGGTCGATGATGCAGTTGGTTCGCGCCTTAACTGGACGAACGTTTCCGTTTCGGTCCTGCTGCGCCATGGCCTCGGCGCACGCCCTTCGCATGATGGGGTCGTCGCCGATCTTAAGTTTGCCGCCCGCCCATAGGTTCTGCCATAGCTGACAGCCGGGTCCGAACGTGGCAATGCCCATTCGGTAGGCGGTCATCGGGATCCCGTCGGCTTCGCACTGCTCGACAAGGTACTTCGAGCCCCACGCGTCGTAGCCGACGACGCGTAGGTCAAACTCTTCGCGCAGGCGATTCAGTTGGGCGCGCACCGACTCGTAGTCGATCTCGCGCCCTGGCGTGAGGGTAATCCGGCGCTCGGCGGCCCACGTCCGCACTGGCATTCTGTAGTCCAATTCGCGCTTGGCGACATCTTCAGACGGCCACCAGTAGTGCCCGCGCAGCGCGACCGACCCGTCATCGAGCGGCACGGCGACCACCAGCGCGGTCATGTCGAGAGACTTGCTGAGGTCGAGACCGACGTACGCGGGACGGCCGGCAAGCTTGTCCCAATCGGGTGACGCGCCGCCAGGCCACAACTGCATGTCGAGCCATCCGCCCGTGTTCTCGTCCATTCGCGCGCAGTGGTAGCGGACGAACTCCGAGCGGCCCATGGGCGACCGTTTCATGGTGTTCCATGATCGGCGCACCGCGGTGCGGTCGGGTTGCCCGTACGGCATGCCGGGGTTTGCTTTGGGCCACGCCGCCTCGTCGTCGGGCGTGTCTGCGGGGTCGATTCCGTACAGCGCGGCGAAGACCGAATCGTCCTCGGTCTCGCCCTGCAGAACGCTCTCGGCGTTCGCTACGAGCTCGCCGTAGATGTTCTCGGGGTTGGATCCTGGCGTGCTGATGATCACGCCGAGGCTTTCCTTGCGCTTCGATCCCGTGGTGAGAAGCTTGGTAAGGAACCGACCCTTGAACTCGGCTGCCTCGTCTGCAATCCACATTGACGGGTTGAGACCGTCCAGGCTGCGTTCAAGCGCCGGCAGTCCCGTCATCTGCGAGTCGGCGGTCTTGTTTTCGATGCGGTCCCAAAGCACGTCGATGCCGTCGCGGTCCTGCCGGCGAAGCATGGTGCGCGCGGTGTCCAAGCAGATCGCCGCCTGTTCCTCGTTGTTCGCGATCACATGGACACGCCGACCGTCGCCAGCGAGGAAGTCCCAAAGCGCCAAGCCTGCCATGAGCGTGGTCTTGCCGTTGCCGCGCGCCACCTGGACGATTCCGATCTTCGTGCGCCGCCGGCCGTCCTCGACCCAACGCCACCCCCACAGGTTGGCGACGATCCACAGTTGCCAAGCGTGGAGCTCGAAGGCCTTGCCCGAGTCGTCGCCGACAAGGGTGAGCCGGCTGAAGTGCGCATCGATTGCGGCGACCGCGTCCCAATCCATGCGCAGGTCGGCGCGCTGCATATCCACGCGCCACCGCCGCATCGCCGCGTAGATCCAACGACCTGCGACGACCCGCCCCGACTCGACATCGTCCACGTAACGCGAAATTCGGCTTTGGACGTCCTGCACGTTCACGACAGAACGATACCAAGTCGACGAAAATGGCACCAAGATCGACGTGTCACTTTTTGGACCC